GAAAAAAAGCAGAACAAGGAATTGAGCCTTATAAATCCTTTTGGATTGAAGTTACTAAAGCAGAGAGTGAAGCGATAATAAGAAGATTAGGTAGGATTGAAAAAGCAGGACAAGAGGGGAATTGGACTGCAGACGCATGGGTGTTAGAGCGAAAATACCCCGATAAATTTGGTCGTAGAGAGAAAATACAGCTTTCAGGAGATCCTAATGCACCTATTGAAATAGAGTTAAATTGGTCTGACGGCTCAAAATTAGATAGAGAGAACGAAATTGTTATACAAAAAGAAGATGAAGAAGAATAAATACTCGAAAATAGCGACTAAAAAAAGATGATAATATTATTTTGGTCTAAATATGAAAACGAGCAAAATTATAATGATTGGATCAATAAAGACATAGAAATAAGTGATTTTCATAAATTAACCTTGTATTCTCAAAAAAAATACAATAATGAAGTATTTCTTTATACCTATCAAAATATAACGAATTTACCTAAAGGAATTAATATAGAGGACGCAGATAAGGTTTATAGTAGAGCCTTAGCTTTTGAAGCCTTAAAAAGAGGCCATAATATTGCTCATATTTCAGATATTGTAAGAATTAGAATGGCTTCCTTATTAAAAGGGACTATAACAGATATGGATATGATCGCATTAAGGCCTTTACCCGATATTGATAACTTTTTCTCATCTATCCCTGCAAAGAAAACAGGTGCTATGGCTATAAAATGGAAAGAAAACCACCCACCATTTAAAATACACGATAATTCTTGGAACGGGAAAGCTTTAAGCAACTTCCCAAGCAAAGTAGGTAAAAATATGGAATATGATTTCATAAAACTTGCTCATAGAATTGAACAACAATTAGAGGGATTACCACGAAAAGATACTAAGGGGTGGAATTATATTATGTGGACACTTAAAGAAATAGCACGAGATCATAAAGAAGCAAAAATATATGAGCCACTTTATTTTGGTCCAATCCCTGCTTGGTTGGGATCAAGTAAATGTTATTCATTAGAAGCACCTAGTAGATTAGACGGAAAAACTGAATTGTTTGGTTATAGAATGCCTTCTATTGAGGAAATAATAAATAAAAGCTATTTTGTTGCACATTATTTTGAAAGTGCTTTTAAAAAAGCAGATGTTATTACTGATATTTGGGATAGAGTTAAAATAGGCAGTTTGTTAAATGCAGAATTAGAGCATATATTGAGTGATAATTGGAGAAATGAGTTATGGAAACTGAATTAACCACAGAAATAAATACAAGAAAATATAAAGTAAAATTACCTCAACTGCATGAGGGACAGACACAAGTAGCTATGGATAATTCTAGGTTTAAAGTACTTTCAGCAGGTAGGCGTTGGGGTAAAACTAGATTAGGTGTTTGGTTATGCTTAGAAAAAGCGTGGCAAGGAAAAAGATCTTGGTGGATCGCACCTACATACGCTATGGCTTTAGAGGGGTGGAAAGACTTAAGAAATATTGGTGTAGAGTTTGGAACAATTATTAAGGAGAGTGAAAAAACTATTATTACGCCAACAGGTGGAATGGTATCTATCAGATCTGCTGATAATCCAGACAGGTTAAGAGGTGCAGGACTTGACTTCGTTGTTTTAGATGAGTGTGCCTTTATGAAAGAAAACACATGGGCTGAAGTGATCAGACCAACTTTAACTGAAAGACAAGGTGGTGCTTTATTTATATCAACACCAAAAGGTTTTAATTGGTTTGAAAAAATATATCATGAAGCAGAAAGTAGAGATGATTGGAACAGGTGGCAATTACCTACTAAGTCAAATCCATTTGTGCCTAATTCAGAATTAGAAATAGCTAGAAAAGAAATCGGATCATATTTATTTAGTCAAGAATATTTAGCAGAGTTTGTCGAATTAACAGGTGGTATGTTTCAGACAAATTGGTTTAATAGGTTTAGAATGAAGTCAGTTACAGAATTGAATGATGAGGGAAATTATGAAACTAATAGATATTGTGTATTGGAAGATGAGAGATGTTTGGATAACTCAATCCGAAAATTTGCGACTGTGGACTTGGCAACTTCTACAAAAGAGCAAGCAGATTATACAGTCGTTACAGTTGCAGGAACTACCCCGAAAAATAATATCTTGGTGTATGAAGTTTTTAGGAAAAGACTAGAAGCACCTGATATAATTCCTGTTTTAAAGAATTTTCTTGAAGAATATAATTTAGATTATATAGGAATAGAGAGAGCAGGATACCAATTAGCCTTAATTCAAATTGCAAGGCGTGAGGGATTACCTGTTAGAGAATTAAAAGCTGATCGAGATAAAGTAAGTAGAGCTATGCCTTTATCTGCTCGTATGGAACAAGGGCAAGTCCACTTTTTAGAAAATGCTTTATGGTTTGATGAATTAGAAAGAGAACTTTTACAATTCCCAGAGGGAGAACATGATGATCAAGTGGATAGTTTGGCTTATGCAATTTTAGAAACACAAAACAGCAAGAAATGGTTTGCATACTAAATCCTCTTAAATCTAAGATTTGACAAACTAAAGTATCGTGTTATAATGAATATAACAAATAAAAATTGGGGGTATAAATTGAATAGATCAAATCAAATCCAAATAAAACAATCTGCCTTTGAAATAAGGGATCCAGTAGACAATTTAGAAAAATATATTATTCAGTTTCAATATCATGGGTTGGAAACAGATCATATTACTTGGAAGTTTATAGACGAAACTAGAAATAATACAGAAAAAGAAATTAAAAGGGTTGGTAAAGGAACAATCGTTATTTATAAAATAAAAACACTTGAAGAATACTTAGTATTATTTACAGAGTTTGACCACAATTACGAATGGGCTGAAGAATATAGAATGGACATGAAAAGTTTTGAATATCAAATTTGCTCAAAATCTTTATATGAATACATGAAAGAAAAACATCACGAATTTGGATTGCTAAAAGAAGTAATTAATTAAACCTGCATAATACCATAAATTAAAAATATCTACTATCATTGATTAGTATTAGGTTAATGATTTATTGAGAGGCATGGAATTGGCTGATAGAAGAAATTTTTGGGATTTAATTGGGGTAAACAGACCAAAAGTAAATGACAACAGAAATGTAAAAAGAAGTACAGGATATAATTTTTTTAGAGATGATCCTTCTGAAAGTGTGTATGGTAATCAATTCATACAAGGATATAATACGAGTGCAGGTAATTGGAATTTAGAGGGATTAGGTAATGGCGAAAGTAATTCAGCAGTTACATCATGCTTACAGGTCTTAGGTTTATCTTTCTCAGAAGCAACTTTACAAGTCTGTTATTACAATGAAGAGGGATTAAAAGAGGAATTACTCGGCCACCCATTAACACTATTAATGAGAAGACCAAATCCATATATGAGTGGTGATGTCGTACAACAATATTTAATAAATGCTCTTCATGTTTCTGGAAACGCTTATCTGTTAAAGCAAAGAAATGAAGCAGGGCAATTAATAGCACTTTATCCTTTAATGCCCGAAATGGTAGAGCCAAAAGGATCTAAAGAGGAATTAATAACTCATTATGTATATAAAACAGCAGAAGAAGAAATATTATTAGATCATAACGATATTGCACACTTTAAATTAGGTTTAGATCCAACAAACCACAAAAAAGGATATAGCCCATTAAAGAGTGTATTAAGAGAAATATATTCAGATGAGAGTGCAGGACAAATGGCCACAGCTTTATTATCCAACATGGGTGTTCCTAGTGTTATGATCACACCGAAAGATGAGTTTGGACCTACACCCGAAGAAGCAGAACAGATAAGTAAATCATACCAACAAAAAGTAGCAGGTAAAAATAAAGGAAAACCTTTAGTAATGAGTGGTGCTATGAATGTGGAAAAATTAGCTTTCAGCCCAAAGGATTTAGATATAGGATTATTAAGACAAATTCCTGAAGAAAGAATATCAGCAGTGCTAGGTGTTCCTGCAATTTTGGCGGGACTTGGTGCAGGATTAAAACATGCAACTTACTCAAACGCTAAAGAATTAAGAGAATTTTTTACAGAAAATAAATTAATTCCTTTATGGAGAATGATTGGAGAGGAAGTAACACAACAAATTCTTTTAAAGGAATATGAGGAAGATAGTAAAAACGAAGCCAAATATGATTTTTCAGAAGTAAGAGCCTTACAAGCAGATCAAAATGAATTATTTAATAGATTAAATACAGGTGTACAAGGTGGTTGGATAACAGTAGCAGAGGCTAGAGAAAAAGCAGGACTTCCAACAGATGAAAACCAAGATGTGTATTTACTTAATGCTTCAATAATTCCTGTTCCTGCAAATTTAGAAATTCCTAAAGTAGATCAAGAGCCTAAACCTGCAACAACGACACCACAAGCTGTTGTTACAGAAGATGATGACGATACGGAATATTCAAGCAAAGTAATTAAAAAAATAGAGGATCAATTTTGTGTAATTGCTGAGGATAGTGGAAAAAATATGGGCTGTTATGCTACAAGAGAATTAGCAGAACGAAGATTAAGACAAATAGAAAAATTTAGTGATGATCCTAAGAAAAATAGGAGAACGGAAGATACATATTCTTTTACCGAAGACGGACAACGAGTTCATAATACTTGGTTAGAGAAAACAGATGAAGAAGAAGAATAATAATTTCTCTAGTGCTAGAGATTTGATCGATAGAAGAAACCAATTAAGAGAAATTGAATGGGACAAAAGAGTAAATCGATTTGAAAAAGCAGAAGTAAAAGATAGTATTTGGGAAGCATATAATAAACTATTAGGAAATTGGGATTTTGTCTTTGCTTCAGTATATTATGATCTATTAAAAGGACAAGTAAGAGCTATTAATAAAACTCTAGCTGTCAATCCACCTACAATTTCGGGAATTATTCCTTTATTAAATTCAGTTATTAATTCAAATAATAAAACATGGTATGAGGAACTAGCACCCTTTTATGAAAGCATGGCTTTAGATTTCGCTTATTTACAAGTTGAATTGTTACTGCCTGATGAATTAAAAGAAAATTTTGTATATTCAGAAACAGAACAAGAGGATATATTAAGAGCAAGAAGAAGATTACCTAGACAAACAATATTAACAGACGGCTTCCACCCAAGAAGAAAACGAGGACAAGCAATACCACTTAATAGGAATAAATATAATAGAGATGTAAAGAATTTTGTATCAAATAGATTAGACACTTACTTACCCGACATGAGTAACACTATGAAAAAAAACTTAAACCTTGCTTTAAGGAAATCAATAGATCAAGCTACTGATCTAGGATTAGTAGGTAAAGAATTTGAGGACTTTGTAAGTAGAGGAATATCAAAGAGCTTAGGTAAAAAAAACTTAGGTAGAGCTATGAATATTGCTAGAACAGAAGCAACTGCATTGAGTAATTATTCTTTAAAAACAAGTGCTAAACAAACAGGTTTAATTTTAGAAAAGGAATGGATCACTCGTAGAGACGGGGTAGTAAGAGAAGCGCATATTTATATGGATCTAAAAAGAGTTCCACAAGATACTGATTTCAGCGTTCAAGGTTATTCTATGAATTATCCCGGAGATAGTAGTAAAGGAGCTCCTGCTGGGCTAGTATGTAATTGTAGGTGTACTATGATTTTTCACGAAGTTAAGATATAATAGGAGATAATTATGAGTAAAAATTTACAACATAAAGAAGTGAAATTAACTACCACTAATGAGGTAGAGGGAAAAGTAGAAGCAGTATTTTCGGTGTTCAACGAAATAGACAGCGACAATGATGTCGTACTTCCAAATTCTATAAAATCGGGATATGGAGATAGAGGTGTGGCTATGGTTTGGGCTCACGATTGGAAAGATGTGATCGGTAGAGGCGAAATAGTTTCTGATGAAAACAAAGCAACATTCAAAGGTCAATTCATAATGGACACAGAACGAGGTAGAGACGCTTTTAATACAGTTAAAGCTATGGGAGATCTACAACAATGGTCTTTCGGATATGAAGTGTTGGATAGCGAAAATGGTACTTTTACTAAAGACGGAACAGATATAGATGTTAGATACTTAAAAGATGTTCAAGTATGGGAAGTTAGCCCCGTGTTAGTTGGTGCAAATCAAAACACAGAAACTGTATCTGTTAAAGAACAAAATATTGAAGATGAAAATACAGGAACAAGATTTAACGAAGATGTAGATGAGTTGCTTACCAAGTTATCTGCTGTGTTAAAAAGAGCAAAGGCACTTACTGCCTTACGCTTATCAAAAGAAAAAACATTGTCGGAGGGATCTACGGCTGTTTTATCTGAATTGCAGGACAGTATCCAAGAAGTGTATCAAGATATAGATACATTACTTGATGTTGCAGGTGCTGATGATGAAGAAAAAGCAGAAATAGATGACACGACTTTGTTATTAGAAACGGAACAAGTGTTGTTAGAAACATTTGATCCTGAATTGTAGGAGAATAATAATGAGTAAATTAGTAGAACTCAAAAAGGAACTACAAGAGCTAAGAGAAAACACTCTCAACGAATTTAAGGATATAGATAGTACTGGTTTTGACGCTGATACTTCTGAGAATTGGATTAAAAGAAACGAGAGAATGTCTGAACTTACTGAAAAGATTAAAGAAGCGCAGAAGATAGAAAATGAAAAGAAAGAACTCGAAAGTGCTGTTGAAGCAGGGAAAGTAGTAGAGCCAAAAGCAATACATACTGAAAAAGCTGCTTATGAAGCACCTAAAAGTATTGGACAATCATTTCTTGAGTCTGACGCTTATAAATCATATGTAGAAACAGGCATAAAGAATGTTAAATCTGAACTCAAGTGGGACCCAAGAGTAGAAACTAAAACTACTGTTACTGAAACTACTTGGCCTCCTGGCGTTGTCAGAGCACCAAGAATTGAGGAAAGCGCACAATTAGATCCTTATGTAATTCCTAATTTAATAGATACTATTGTTACTGACCAATATCAGTACAAGTATCTTGAGGAAACTACATATACTAATAATGCAGCTCCAACAGCAGAAGGAAGCGCTCTCGGAGAAAATGCTTTAGCATTCACAGAGAGAACAGAAGAAATCAGAAAAATTGGTGCATTTATTCCAATGACTGAGGAACTTCTAGCTGATGTTTCTGCGGCTCAAGGTTACATTGACAGCAGATTAAGGTTTATGGTTAGACAAACAATTTCTGACCAAATCATTGGAGGATCAGGCTCAGGCGTGAACCTCACAGGTATTCTTAACAAGACTGGTATCAATTCCTTTAACTATTCCTCATTTAGTGGAAGTTTAAAGAGAATTGGTCAGCTATTTGAAGCGATTACTGAAATTCAGAAAGACGCTTTTATGCAACCAGACGCAATCGTAATGCACCCATCTGATTGGTATCAAGTTGTTACAGAAGTAAATGCAGTTACAACAAGTGGATCATTAAATCCATTATTTGTAGGCGCAGGTAACTTCAACTCAGCTGTGGCACCAACAATTTGGGGACTTCCTGTTGTAGCTTCAACAGAAATCTCAGCAGGGGATTGCTTAGTTGGAACATTTGGTGGTGGACAAGCTATTCATATAGTCGCAAGACAAGGTATGGAAGTTGCTATGTCTGATAGCCATGATGAGAACTTTGTAAAAGATATTATTGTAATGAAAGCAACTGTACGAATGGGACTTCCTATTTATAGAGCAACAGCTTTCGCTAAAATATCAAACTTCTAAGGATAACTTAGAAATAATTATGACTTTAGTAACTCGTTCAAGCTTTAATGGTAAGGACGAGTTACAGTCAGGAGAAAAAATGATTTTAAAAAAATATGTATGGATAGATGACGCAGGTAAAATCGCTGAAACTACTGATAACAACCTACCTAAAGCGTGGAGAAAAGGAAAACTACTTGGTGTAAAAGGCCATGAAGTATCTGATGTTCAAGCTAAGGAATGGGGTATTGGTAAAAAAGCTAAAGCACCTGCTGAAAATAAAGGGAAGTAATTCCTTATGGCCATTACCAATGGCTACTGCACACTCGCAGAGTTAAAAACCTATCTCGGTTTAAGTGGTAGTGGCCAAGATGACAACTTAGAAAATGCAGTAGATAGTGCAAGTAGAGAAATAGACGGAATATGTGATCGATTTTTTTATCAAACTAGCTCAGACGCAAAATACTTCACACCCGACAATGCTTTATTTATAGATGTACCCGATATATCTAGCCCAAGTGGTTTAGCAGTTTTAATAGATACTTCAGATGATGGAACGCATGATACAACACTTACAATAAACACAGATTTTTATACAAAACCTTTAGACGCAGGAAATGAAGTTGACGGCATTCAATACCAACCAATAACTCAAATTACAATATTAGACACAAGATCTTCTGAAAGGTTTGATCCAACAATAGTTAAACAAATAAAAATAACAGCACAATGGGGCTTCTCAGCAGTTCCTCATGCAATTAAACAAGCCACTCTATTACAAGCTACAAGACTATTTAAAAGAAAAGATAGCCCATTCTCTACTTATGGAAATCCAGAAACAGGTACAGGAGAATTATTTAATAAGTTTGATCCCGACGCTATGAAACTTATTAAAAAATATATTAAAAGAACTTTGTAATGGCTAAACAGCAATTCAAAGTTGAAGTACAGGGTGCTATACAATTAAAAAAAAGACTAGATGAGAAAAAACTATTATATAAACCACTAAGAAATTATTTCAATGTTGTTGGGAAAATAGTTAAGAAACAAGCAAAAACACAGACACCCGAATTTACAGGAAGACTTAAATCCCAAATAAAATATAAAAGAGTAAGGGATAAAGGAAGATTGCCTGGTGGAATAAAAGTGTTTGTTACAACACCTTATGCTTCTTATGTTCATGGATCAATGGATAAAAATTATAAATATAGAGGACTTAAGTATCCACAAGATAAAGATAAATTCAGTAGAACAAAACCTCATTGGCCACCTGCTTCTGCACTTCAGAAATGGGCTGACGCTAAAGGAATACCTGTATTTTTAGTACAAAGATCAATAGCAGAAAAAGGTACTGCGATCATTCCATTTATAAAAATGGGGTATGAACAGACAGAAGTACAACGAAAAATTGCTTTACAACAAGCTAGTAAATCTGTTGAATTAATGTGGAAAAAATCAAGACCTGCAAAGTTGCGTAGATAGAAATGCTAGTATAAATTCATGGCTACATTAACAAGTATAAGAAATGGTATTGGAACTAATCTAGGAAATATAAGTTCGTTAAGTGTTTACAATTATGTTCCCGATAGTATAGAGCCACCAACTGCAATAGTGGGTGTTGTACAGACCTTAGAATATGATACCTCAATGGCTAGAGGTGCTGATACATACACCATACCTGTTTTACTTTATGTCAGTAGAGTAGACGCACAAGACAGTCAAGAAACTTTAGACGCATATTTAGCTAGTAGTGGTGCTTCAAGTGTTAAGGCTCAAATTGAAAGCGATCAAACATTAGATAGTTCGGCACAATCTTGTCGAGTTGTTGAAGCAAATAATTATGGTGTGTATACTGTGAATAACATAGACTATTTAGGCGTAGAATTTGAGGTTGAGGTAATAGCATGAAGTTAAAAGTAAATATTGGTTTTGATGTTAAAGATGAACATTTAGAAGCAGGATCTATTATTGAAGATAATGTAATACCAAAGAAAAGTCTTAAATGGTTAAAAGAGCAAAACATTGTAGAAAAATATGATGAAAAAAAAGAAAAGGAATTGATCCGAGCTAGAGATGAAAAAGGTCATTTTATTGCTGATGATCCTAATACAGAAAAAAATGAAGCTTGGTACGAAAAGAAAGATGAAGAAGAATAATGGCTTTTAAACATGGTAAAGATACTAAAGTATATTTAAACTCAGCTAATTTTAGTACTTATTTTAGTAATGCAGACGCAACAAGAACAGCAGACACGGCTGAGAGTACAACATTTGGAAATTCAAATAAAACTTATGTAGCAGGAGATAAAGACGGGACTGTTTCTTTAGGAGGTTTTTTTGACGCAACAGCAGACGCAACTATTCAGCCACTACTTGGTGGTGCAGACTTAGATTTTGTTATGGGTATTGACGGCTTAGATACAGGCGATAGTTCGACTTTTGGTATTGGTAATTTTACTAATTATGGTGTATCAAGTCCTGTGGGAGATATAGTTGCTACTTCAGTTGATATGCAAAGCGATGACGGAATGTGGAACGGAACTGTATTAACAGCTTCAGCATTTACCACAACAGCAGCTCAAGGATCAGCACAAGATAATACTTCTTCAACTGCAAATGGGTGTGGTGCATTTTTAATAGTAACTTCAGTTAGTGGAACTAGCCCAACAGGAGATGTAAAAATTCAGCATAGTGCAGACAATGTAACTTATGTTGATCTAATAACATTCACACAAGCCACTGCGGCTACAAGTGAAATAAAAAATATTTCTAGTGGAACAACTATTAATCGTTATATAAGGGTGTATAATACAATCGGAGGTAGTTCAACACCGACAATAAACGCTATTGTAGGTTTTGGACGAAATAATTAAGGAGAGACTATATGGCATTTGTACATGGTAAAAATTCAGTATTTAAACTTGATAATTCAGGTGGATCACTTACTGATATATCAACATATGTAAATAATGTAGACTTCCCTGAAACTGCTGATGTGGCTGAAACAAGTACTCTTGGATCAAGCAATAAATCATTCGTGGTAGGTCTTAAAGACGCTACTATCGGATTAGCTGGTCTATGGGACTCAACTGCTGACGCTATCTTTGGTGCAGTAGTAGGACAAACAGCAACTCTATCGTTTGAATATTCCCCCGAGGGAACAGCAAGTGGTAAGGTAAAATACACAGGCGAGGCAATATTGACAAATTATGCAATATCAAGTCCTGTTGGAGATGTTGTTGGGTACTCTGCTGACCTACAAGTTTCAGGTGCAGTTACTCGCGGTACACATTAAATTTAATTCCTACTAAACTTAAATTAAGTTAACTAGGAGATTGAATTGAAAAAATTAAAATTAGAGGATATAAAAGGACTTCCTAATGTTCCTACTAAAATCTATGAGATAGAAGAATGGGGATTTTCTGTTGAGCTTCAAGGGATAAGCAAAGCTAAACAAATTGAATTAGGTAGAATTGTTGACGCTAATAACACAGACGCATTTGACTATCAAAAAGAATTATTAAAGGCTTGTATTATTGATCCCGAATTATCTGATGAAGATATAGATGAACTGTATAAGAAAGATAGTAAAATAATTGATAATATTTTCTTAGAAATAAATACTCTTAATGGTGTTGGAGGTTCTGCTAACGCAGATCAATTTCAAGACTAATCACGATCTAGGTTTTCAATATAGACTAGCAAGAGACTTAGGCATGACTGTTGCAGAATTAACGACTACAATGAGTTCATTGGAATATAATAATTGGATAGCTTATTATATTTGGGAGAAAAATATGACTGATGAAAATGTAGCAATGGCTCAAGCAGAAGCTAAAAAGAATAGGAATAAATAATGGCTAGTTCTGATGTAGTTTTAAATATAGTTACTCGTGGAGCCCAACTTGCTAAACAACAATTAAATACTCTAGGTAATGCTTCAAAAGGATCAGCAGGAAAACTAGCTCAATTAGGTAAATTCGCAAAAATTGCAGGTGTTGCTATCGGTGTTGCTTTAGCTAAAGGATTATCTGTTGCTGTTGGCGAGTATATTAAATTTAATGACAAAATGGTGCAATCACTTGCAATTATGCAGACAAGTGTTTCAGAACAAAAAGCAATGGCTCAAACGGCAAGAGATGTTGCTTCAGTAACAGCAGTTTCAGCCGAACAATCAGCAGAAGCATATTTTTTCTTAGCTTCAGCAGGTTTAAATGCTCAACAATCAATAGCAGCTTTACCACAAGT